CAGCTTCTACGAAATTTTCCAAAATCGAGCGAATCTCATTTATAAGCAAGCTGGCCAGTACGAACCATCCAAGCAATGTAGTGATCCCTAAATCTACACCGATCGCCTTACCGATCTCGATAAAGATTGCCGATGCCCCAAACGCAACCATAATCATAAGCCAGTACCCCAACTTCTTAAGGACGCCTTTCCAGCCTCTGACAGAGTTTTCTTTGTTGGCCATCTTGCTCTTCATCCACCCGGTTATCCAGTCTGCTACATTAAGTAGCAAAAAGGCTGCAAATAAGATCCAGTGCTCTCCTAATATGTAGGACAACACCGCCACAATCGCTCCTGCAATCGCATTGTATCCGTCAATAATTGCTTCTGCATAATTCATTTTCATATTCCTCACTTTCCTTTCTCGTTATGCAACTTCTTTCCAGAGACTCTCAGATCCAACTGCACCCGGTTCCCACACATTGCTGTCTACAAGAGACTCCCACGTTTTCCCTTTATGTGTTACCCTATCACCTTTTTTGTATGGGTTTGTGCTGTTTGGCTGCTCCCACGGCAATACTTTTCCGGTCGGATCTGTAAGCACCTTAGCATATAAACTTGAGGCGGTGTCCGGCGCCCAGTCCGCTTGAGATGTATGGTTTTGGAGTACCTTATATAGCGCATCTTGGTAAGTAATATACTTTCCAGTCTTGTAGGCTACTCCATCGCCGCTCCATAAATCGTACAGATCTGCTACCTTAAGAGCCTGCTCATCATCTGTAATTTTCTCTGCAGATATTTTAGCCATCGCAAAGACAGACGCATACGTTCCCGGTGCTCCACCGTTGCCACCGTTTTCCTTCAGTGCTTCTATGTCCTGCTTCGCTGTTTCCAACTTAATCCCCATGTCATCCAATCGCTCCTCTGTTGACAGACCGGCTTTATTATTTACAACTCCATAAATTCCACCCGGATATATCTCAGTATGATCGTATCCCGTGTAATTTTCCAAGGTATCTATGATCTGCCCACGTTCTGTGACGTTCATCACCTTTGTTTTTGTTGCATCCTCAAAGATTTCTTTCAGCTTTTCCGGCGCAATTCCGATTGTCAAGAATCGCACCGCACCACCGATTTTTTCATATGACTGTATCGGCATATCAGTTGCATCATTAAAAATAAGTTTCATGTTATCATTCCTTTCTAAAAGATCTGTTTTCTGACTCCGATTGGAATACGCAATAGGAAAGATGCGTTACAATTAAATACACCAAAAAGTAATTAATTATCAAGCACACTCCCACTCAGCGTCGATAAAAAGGTAATTATTTGTAGCTTTTGGGATGCAGAAAAACAGATTGCCGTTTGCTTTTGCTAAAGAGGTGCAGGCAACCGCGTTTTTGTATGCTCCATCTGACGCTA